CCAGTTGCTGCAAGAGCAGGTACAAGAGTTGCATTTACTGCAACTGCCGTTACTACTGTTCCTGTGTCTACTGATGTTACAGCAATCTTTAATGCATCTGCTGCATCTATACTGTTATCTGCTGGCACTGGTAGTGATACAGGAGTTGTTACTACTGTTCCACCCGTTGCTGCAGATCCCGCCACTGTTAATGTGACAGTTCCAGCGTTAGCGTTAGCTGCTGGCGTTACAAGCATTGTGCTAGTCAGGGCTGCAGCGATGATTAGCGATACTTTCTTGAATGAGTTCATTCTATTTATTTCTCCTTATGTTAATCTGCCTCTTAACGAGACAGAAATCTGTGACATGCTCACACTATGTTAAACGTTTAAGTCGGTAAAATGTCGCTTTAATACAACTCGTTTACCTTAACGTGAAATGAGCATGGGTCTCCGCCGTCTTCCCATTCTTGCATTTCTTCATCATCCATTGGTGGGGCATCGTGTGTGCCGCAAAAAACTTCAGAAATCCAACCACGATCAACGCCATTTTTAAACCAAATTTCAAATTCTAAATCCATTGATCTAATTCCTTTAACATCATATGTTTAGCTTTTGCACCCAAAATTCTTTTAACTTCTTTCCCGTTTTCAAAAACAATAGTAGTTGGCAAAGATACAATATTATATTCTAAAGATTTTTCTTTATTTTCATCTACATTGATTTTCCCTATCCATATAGAATATTCTTTTGATATTTCATCTAAAATAGGTGAAAACATTTTGCATGGCCTACACCATTCTGCCCAAAAATCAACTAAAATAACTTTATGGGCCTTTATGGATTCTTCAAAATTATTATTGTCTATAATCACTACTTAAGTATATATAATGTTCTTGGTATTGTCAATATTGAACATGATATAATATAATTATGGAATCCAGCTTTTACGATGAATTAGACTCAAGATTTCCCATATCTGGTCAGAATTTTAAACCCATCATAGTTGATAATGTCTTGTCAGATAAAGAAATAGAAGATGTCTATAAATTTATTGATACTAACAAAGAGGTTGAAGAAGACTGGGCTGGCAGGAAATCCTGGATGGTAGACAATCCACTTTTGCGAAGCAGTATATCTAAAAAAATTGAAGACGTTGTTTCTTTGGCGGTAGGCGAGCAACTAAAATTAAATGAGTACCCATTTTTTTTACGATACAGCCCTCAATATGGATTTATTTCAAAGCTTTTCCCTCACTCCGACTACAGAGATTCACAAAGAGTCACCGTTGATTTACAATTAAATTATGATGAAGAATGGGCAATAATTATTGAAGGTAATTCTTTTAATTTAAAGTTTAATCAAGCTTTAATTTTTTTAGGTACACAACAAATGCATTGGAGGGAAAATAAAACTCTTAAAGATAAATCGGTTATAGATATGCTAATTTCCAACTTGCATTTTGTTAATGATAGACCTTTAGATGAAAATCAAATTAGAATGACAGAAGAAAAAAATTGGAGACTTATGCCACACACTGGAATTTATGGAGAAGCAAAAAAAAATGATTGATTATACTTCATACAATGAGTTTAAATCTTCTCAAGGATATATTGATAATGAAGATTTTAAACCAATAGTAATTGATAATGTGCTTACTCAAGAAAATATTGATTTCTTATATAAAAATTTAGATCCAGAAATTGAATTATTACAAGATTGGGGAGGCCGAAAATCTTGGGCTTTGCCACACGATGATGATCTTAAATTAAGATTAAATACAGTAATTAACTCTGTAATAGATGACCAGGTAATTTTAAATGAACACTTTTTTATTAAATATAATACAGATTTTGGATTTCAATCTAAGCTATTTCCTCATTGGGACTACAGGCGTTCTCAAAGAATAACAATGGATATTCAATTAAATTATGATGAAGAATGGGGAGTTGTTGTAGAGGGAGAAACCTACATACTAAAATTTAACCAAGGTTTAATTTTTTCGGGATCTCAACAAATACACTGGAGAGAAAACAAAGAATTAAAGCCTGGATCAGAAATTGATATGTTAGTTTGTAATTACGAATTTGCAAAAGATAGACCTTTGAATAAAAATCAACCATCTATTCTTAAAGATAGAAGCAATTTCTTAATGGAAATTACTGGGGTAGGAAACAAGCCAAAAACTTCTTAAATATTTTTATTTTTTCCATGCTCTTCCCAATCTCTACATCTTGAAACATCTCTATCTATTGTTTTTTGAGGTCTACCCATAAATTTTTGACCTGGCCATATAGACCTTAGATCGTTACAAATATGATGATCGCAGTCTTCGGTATGTATTAAATCTCCAAATAATATAGTAAGTTTTGTATTTTCATTTATATCAGATATTTTAGGATTATTTTTAATGTTGTGTGCCCAATCAGTAATTATAAAAGCATTGTCTTTTGTTAAATCACAACATAAAGATACTAATCTGTTTGCAGCAGTTTCACCATCTTTAATCCATCTAAAACTTGTGTCTATAATTTCTACAGCTCTATTAACTAATTTTCCAGAAATATAAACTGTTGTTGCATTTGTAATGTCTCTTAATCTTGGAAAATCTCTTTCAAAATTTCTAGGTTCTATTGTTGGTAAAATAAATACTCTACCGCTAGAGTGTCCGCTTGAAACTATTGCTTGGACACCAGCATTTGCTCCAGGAAGAACAACATAATTTAAATTATTAATAATGCATTCTTGAATAAATTGAATTCCTGGGTCTGACAATGCTACCTGACCTTCGGATGCAATTAATAAAACTGTTCTTCCATCTTTAACCATTTGCATCATATCATTTAATTGATTTTTTTCAGAGTGGCAGGAATGTACACTTTCTAAAAAATGTATTTCTTTACTAATATTATGTTTAATTAACAAAGATGTTATGTACATATCTGGGAAATCAGAATATATATAGTCTGCCGTTTTTAATGCATCTAGCATTCTAATTGTTATATCATCTAAATTTCCTATTGGCATTGATCCAACTATTAATTTACCACTCATTTAATTTATTTATCCTTTAATTCCTCTGCTGCTGCATTGAATTTATTCATAAATGTTTGAATTACCCAAAATGTTGTTTCTCCAGCATTTATAGACATAGCCTTAGAAGATTCTTCTGTTCTGTCTTCTATTGCAAGGGCGTTGTACCATTTCTGGTACAACTCCTCACCTATTTCTTTGATTATTTCTTCTAGCACTGTCATGTTAGCCATTTATTTTTTTAGCCCACTCCAATTTAATTGCAGCCAGTTTATCTGAAGCCAACTTAATTTCAGATTGGTATCTTGCTTCTGCCTCTGAAATTGCTTTATTAGCCTCAATTATAAGAGCAGCCTTTGCTTCAGCAGCCAATTGTTCTGCAGTTTTAGTTACTGGAGCAACTGGTTTTGTTACTACTGGAGCACTCGGTGAAATTACACTAGGGATACTAGAGATAAGCTTACCATATTGTCCCCTAGCGCCACGAATTGGTTTTGAATTACTATTTAACATATCTAAAACCTGTTGGTAGGTTAAAGAAGGATTTGAATATTTAATACCAGCCCATGTAGCAGCAGCAACCTGTGTTGAAATTGATGAGCCTGTTGCATTTTTTACTGATCCGCCTGGAACTGCAACCTTCATGTTGCCGAGAGCATAGAAGTCTAATCTATCTTTATCAAAATTAGAATAGTTATCTATTTGATCATATTGATCAGCCATGCCAATTGACATTGAATCATTAATGCAGGCTGGCCAAGATAACCTTGAAAGGTCTCTCATGTTTCCCGCTGCAAAAAATACTGGAGTTCCAGAAGAAACTAATGATGATATCGCTCCACGAAGCATTGGTGTTGCTGGGCAATAGTCCGTAAGACTTGTTAGTATAGAGTGGTTTGCTTGAGACATTGCAACGCTTTGAATGTTAAAACGAGATTTATTATCTAATACCCATTTTAATGCTAAAGATACACCAGTTTCTCCAGTTGCTTGTCTTGAACCAGATGGATCGTTTCCAATTATTCTTACAAAAACAATTTTAATATTTGGATTAGTTGCTATTGCAACTGATGTCATTTGTGTTCCGTGATCAAAACCATTTTTAGAAATAATATTAAATGGAAGTACAGAAGATCCTGGACCCTCCATAAACTTTTGACCATTTGGACATGAGGCCCATTCCAAAATACATACTTCGTAAACAATTTTATCTTTAAAAATTGGCAAAGAAGTATCTAGTGCTGTATCTAAAACAGCTACTGTAGGTGCTTGTGTTTCCGCCTTAGCTTCTACAGTAATTAACATGGTGGATAGCATTATCGCTACCGCTGTACTTGCAGTTATTAGTTTTTTATTCATATGCATATTCTACTAAATTAGTAGCATATATGTCAAGAGTTCTTGTCTAACCTTCTTTGATACCATTTGCCAGCGTCTAATTGTGGTTGAGCTAAGCTGTTTGCTTCCAAAAGAGTTGCAAGCATGTTATTTAACAAATCTATCTCAAACTCTAGTTTGATTATTTGCATTTCTAATAGCCTTAATCTTTCTGACTTTCTCATTCTGGTCTATCCTTTGGTGTAGGGGCGGTTGCTAAGCTTCCGCAGTTGGCGCATTCCATGTCTAAAAAGTATGTTGAGATATCAAAATCTTCAAACACCACTTTAAGATTCCAAACAAAGCATCCGCATGGGCATACGTGAGTTGGAGTTCCTCTAAGATCCATTGACATATTGTTGTTTTCTGGTCTTAGATCATTAATGTCCATATAGTTTATTATACTCTAAACTTCAATTATTGTAAATGGTGGTCTAACAGACATGTTAAACTTAGCGGCAGCCTCTAGGGCCATCCTAACACGTTTACGAGGTGTTTTGATAGCGGTTGTAGAAAACAGTGACCCTAAAGCCAACTCTTGTCCAGCACCTTCTGCCATATATTGTAGGTCTGCTTCACCAATATGAAAATCGGTATCCATTACAAATATTCTACCAGAATTTTGAACTGCTATAATAAATATTCCACCCTCATCGCCATCTTCCGTAGATCCTGCAGTTTGATTACCATAGCCTTGTTCTTTAAATGCCTCTTTAATTGATTCAATAAACTTAGTTCTCATAAATTTATCTAAATTTTTAAATCCTACGGTTGGTTTATAAATTGGTGGAACCCAATTGTATTGTAAAATTTGTCCCATTCTAAAACTGTCAACAAATGCTATTCCAAATTGTCCAACTCTAAAAACTTTTGGATCTACTCTAGAAAAAATTAAACCGCTTTTGTCATCGGACGCAGCAGCATCTCCTCCTAATAGGACTTTATTTTCATGGATTAAGGCTACTACAGCTGTCATAGTACTAGTATACTATTTATAAATTCGAAGGGCTAGCCCTCTTTTTCTGGAAAATCTAGGTCTGTAAGCTCTCTTAGGGCATTTTCAAGTTCGGATTTAACCATGATAAGCTCTTGCAAGGTGCTGTAATATTTGTCTTTCCATTCAGTTATTTCTTTTTCTAATTGGTAAAGCTCTATTTTAAGATCTTTTAATTCTATTTTTAGGTGATCTTGCTCACGCTCTATTTGTCTATTTTTTTCTTTTTTATTATCGCTAACTCCAGCAATAATTGCCGTGCCCATGCCAGACAATATCGCTGCAGATATTGCAATAATTATAGTTGTCAGATCCAGATTCATTATATATCATATTATACCGTATAATGTATATTAAATTAATAACTCAGAAGCTGTGATTTCTTGTCCAACATACTTCCTTTTTAAAACAAATTCTCTAACTACTTCTGCGCCTTGCTGGCGACCAGTTAATATAATTAACCATCTTGGCTCAAATTTAGAAAGTATGCAAGACTCGCACATAAGTAAATTAATTGAAACAAGTGTTGACTTTTTCATAGTTAACTTGTTTTTTGTTTTATTGCATGAATAGCAAAGAACTTTATCCATTTTCACCCTCTTCTATGTGTGTAAACACTATCTCATCCATTATAATAAACTCCTCATTCCCTAGTAGCTCTTCATGCTCTATTTCATCTTTTGTATATTTAACATTAGACGCAAAAGCACCTAATTTTTCAACGGTTCCATGCATATCATCTTCTGGGATATAGACAATCAATATCCTATCGTAATATTCTTTCACCAGGAACCCCTTCCAGTTCGCATCTTACTCCATATGACTCTATCAATTTTTTTACTTTTGATACGTAGTCTATGACCATTTCTTTTTTAGTACCCTCAAATTGTATAAAATTGTCTTCATACAATCTTAATGCTAAAAATTCTGGATATTTAACAACATCCATTTGTAAGTTGTTTACTGGTTTAGTTATTCCTCTTAATGCTTTAGCCATTTCTGGTGTGTAAAATACTGGCTTGTTTGGTTCCCCAGTCCATTGATTTATTCCATGCTTAAAATGATTTTTGTTTTTATCAATGTACATTTTTTGCCTTTAATCTTTTCCATACCTCTGGTGATTTATGAATATTCCTTGGCTTGTCTATAGAGCCAGAATTTAAATAAACTCCGCCCCACACACCATGCTCATTATTTTCAACACCAGTCTTGTAACACATTTTTATAACAGGGCAGGCCAAACATGCCTCATCAATATTTTTTGCAATTTTATCATCTACTTCATATTTTTCATAAAATAGATTAGTGTCCATGCCCCTGCATATAGAAAGATGCCACCAGTCTAAATCTTCTTCATCAATACCAATACTATTTAAAATATTTGACATATTGTTTTGGCATTCTCCATAATCCATCATTGTTTATTTTAAATTCGCTAGATGTTCCCCATAAATTATCCATAAACATTCCATTTACTAAAAAATACCCAGAGATATCTTTTTCCCAAACAACTAAACTATAATTATTCCAAAAAGATTTAAGTCCGTTTTTATTAATTTTTTTAATAATAACATCTACTCCTTTTTCATTTAAAACTAACATTAATAAGACCTTAAATTACTTGTATCTTCGCCTTCGTTAACCCACAAATGTTTTGAATCGTTGGGATTATAATTCATTTTAATGTCTGGCGCTTGGGTATCAAACGTGTACCACATTGGCATTGTATAACGTATTCCAGAAACTACTTCTTTTACATAATGAAGATAGTCATTGTTTGCAGGAAACATAACCATATCTCCAGATTGTGGTTTAATTTCTAAATCGTAGTCTGGCCATCCAATTTCTCCACCAACATAATCATCGTTTGGATAAATTAGTGCGGTTATGTTAAGTTTATAGTAATTTGATTTCATTAACGGATCGCCATTTGGATATTGGCAATCAGAGTGTAATTGAGAAGACATTTCTGGTCTCCATTTAACAAAATGGAGCTCATTCCATGGATGCTCTTTTACTTTAATATTATATTTTTCACAAAAATATTTTTGTACAATTGGATAAAGCATTTTTTCATACTTTTTCATTAAATCAGCAATTTCTTTATTTTCTAAATAAGCTTTCTTTTTATCAATTATTTTACCACCAGAAAATTCTGGATCTTCTCTGTGTGTGTTTAAAAAATTAATTATTTTTTGTTTATCTGATTCATTTAAAAAATTTTTAACATGAACAATATTTTCTTTAGATTTTCCTATTTTGTTAAAATAATTTTGATAAAATTCCCAGGTACTATTTGTCACTTTTATCCAAAATTTGTTTTTTAAACATATTATAAAATAATTCTTGGCTATAATTTTCTATGTCATTCATAAAAAATCCTTTAAAATTATAATCTTGCAAAAATTCATTTGTTTTTTTGTCCCAGGTAGTCCAACATAAATCAATATTTAAATCATTACAATATTGTTCTAAAGAAATAATTGATTGAATATACTGCAGGGCAAGTAACTGTATTGGGACGTTGTTTGGAACTGCCATTTTGTTGTGCTCTTCACCATTATTCCATTGTCTATACATTTTAGGCTTAAATGTTGTTAGGTCTGGGCAGTACCCATACGCTCTAATTAATTCTGGCATTAAAACAAATATTTTTTCAGGAATTCCATATTTTTTTATGTACTTAAAAATATTTCTAATTATTTTTGCTGGGTCTGCACCTGCGTAAGCTAAATTAATAAAACTACAATTTTCTGAATAAAACTCTTTGTGTACTCTATACGCCCATCCATCTTCTACATTAAGATCAATAGGCAAAGAATGTTCACATCCAGCAAACATAATGTGATTTTCTCTACTTTCATGTTTTTTAAAATTTTCACATCTCAAAAATTCATTATTTAAATTATATTCAACATCTTTATTTTTTAACCAAGGAGCATTGCCGTCTATCATTGGCTCTATTAAATCTGTAAGCCAAGCTCTATAGGCTGGTCCGATTTGATTTATTTGTACTTGATAACTGTTCAATTTAATCCTAATCTTTAGGTGATACTATACTATTATACAGTAGTTAAAAATAGATTGTCAACCAATTTTGTTATTTATTTTTGGGTATTAAAGTTTGAGGACCTTCTGTGCCAAATAAAGATTTCTTTACTGGAACACAATTAGGGACTCTTCGGCCATTTTTGTCTTTCATGCCTACCTGTTTATATCCAGACCAACAAGCTTTTTCCATATTATCCCAGTTATCTTCTTCTTCGTTATCTGACTCATAAGATTTTGAAATTTCTTCATCTGACAGGTTATTTAAATTATCCATTTTACCCCTTAATTTCTTGTCCACATGATGAACATGTTTTTGACTTTTTTGCTTTAGAAGGAGCTGCTGCTTTTGTATTTGAATCTGCGCCAAACTTAGGTCTTCCAAATCCAACAATTGAAACCATTATATTCTTTTTATTTTTTTTATATGCACGAAGCTTTTTACAAACTTCTCCGCCATTTCTTTGGCTTCCTTTAGGATCTCCAGAAGTATTACCTTCAATGCACCAAACAGTTCCGTCACCGTTATCTATTGCAACTATTCCTACGTGTGATATTCTATCAACACCGTCTGATGGGAAATCAAAATAAGCAATATCTCCTGGCTCTGGATCTGCAAGGTCTCCATCAATCCATGAGTTTGCTTTCTTAAATGCTTGTGCGCCACCAGGAGTATATACCGTATTTGGAATTTTTACTCCAGCTTCGTTTGCACACCAATTAACAAATGATCCACACCAAGGTTGAAAATCTGCTTTGGTAAATTTACCATATTTAGTTTCATTGTCTTTAGGACCTTCTACGGTACCTATTTCTGCTGTTGCAATTTCAACTAATTTTGCTGCAGTTCCTTGCTCTGACATTACTTGTCCCAGCTAGTATCAACAGGTTGTTCTGATGGCATTGCGCCGTCTGGCTTTGCTAACCTACGTGCCTTTGCATCATCAATTTCAGATTCTAATTTTTTATCTGCTTGTGTATTTTTTGCATCAATTTCTTTGTTTGCAATTTGTGCTGCCATAACATCTTTAGCGCCAGATGAACCAATAAGAAGTCCAGCCAATGTTCCAGTAATAAATGTAGCAACGCTACCTAATACGTTAAAGAACATTTTATCATTTTCGGATTGTCCAGTGATTGGTTGTGTAACAAATATTAAAGCATACATAATGCCTGTTGAAGTTATAAATAAAATTGATCCTAAAGTAATTCCTAGAATAAACTTTAATCTTGCATCTAAATCTTGAGGGGATAATCTTTCTTTAGCCATTTACTGTTTCCTTTGTCTCTGCTAGATCTTCTGGACATGCTCCATTAGCCGTACAGATTGGTGGTTTGCACTCTGCTAATTCCCAATTTTTTGGATCTTGGCATGGATAACGATAATGACCGTCATAGCCGCATCCGCTTAATGATAGCATTAGTATGCCTGATAAAGCAATAGGGATTAATTTCTTCATATCCCTATTATAGCATTTATTACTCTTTGTCGGATCTCTCTCTTATTCCGATAGTTAAAAACCATAGGGCTACTGAGGCTAGAGTTACATAGCCTACTACTGTTTTTGCGCTGCCCTCAAGTACCACCCAGGCTACGAAAAATCCTAGGAATGTAAAGTTTTCATTTAGGGCCGCAAAGCCCCATTTTTTTAACCAGTTCATATTCATATTATACCTTCCTTCTATA